CCAGAAAGTGGAACACTTTAAGCGTACCCCTCTCCTAGGAGAGAGGTACGCAATGTTCCCCTCACCTGGGCCTTTCGGCCCAACTCCATGCTGCATAGCATGGACACCCTGTCACCTAGTTTTAAGTAGGTGACACCCATCTGATTCTGATGTTAGACGCGATGGGACGTCCAGCACGTTCCAAGTGTTTTTCATCCTGAAAGGGATCAGTCCCTCTCTTGAGAAACACCTTGAGTAGGGCACCGTAACCTTCCAAATGGCTTGGAGGTAATGGTGAATGGAGTACAGCGGCCTTAACCAAAGGCTTCTGTAGATTAGGGCAGATTCTCTCCTCGGAATATCCGAGAAAAGAGTGCCTTCCCAACCCAGGAGACGTCGGAAGAACATTAGGGAGCGGAATTATAGCCCCCAAATGATCATCCAGCATCGCTGCCGACCGCCACAGACCAGAGTTATACATCTGGTTTCGTAGTGATACAGCAGAGACAATCTCCGAAGCGTGCTTCCGTCTGGAAGGTAGCATTTCTCTGACACGGACAATAGATACGTCCACGTCATCGTAATACTCCTTTCCACAAGATTCCCTGAACTTTCCAGTCCAGAAACTCTTGTCACTATTTACTACAAACCCAAAAGTTTGTAGTGCAGTGATGACGGAAGACACATATTCTTTGGGAACGATGATATCGTCCCCAAAGACGCGCACCTTTCCAATGTGATCGTAAAGATCACGTTTGGTTAGGGGTCGCCTTAGCTCCTTCTGAATCCCTAGAAAGATGATTGTAATAAATACAATCACCTCAATTGGGAAACAGAGGGCTGAACCCATAGATGCGTACTTGGCCAAACGGATAATTCCGTGACCAGGTACGTCAGCTTTACGGGTACGAGTAGCATCTAGTGCTGACGTTAGCCAGTACCAGGGACCACTCATATTCCGGACAAGCTGATTGGAAACACGGTCACTAGCTTCACTCAGATCGAGTGTTGCTAGAGATCCATCCTTGCTTCCTTGCTTCGCCATGAGCTGGTTAGGCTCTTGGGCATTGAAGTCAACGAAGTGTCTGGCAATACTGTCAGACTGGATGAATGACACGAGACATTCCAAAACGGCCTGTTGTGTATATTGCATACACGTAGGCTCGATTGCAATGATTCGCGGTGTTTTCAACGTTTTAGGAACGGTAATTACCCTAACGGGTAATTCCTCTCCAGGTTCGACGCAGTCGATGTCTGGTGAGTCAAGAAAATGACTCCAGCTAGGAAAGAGGTACTCCCCGTGTGGGAAGACTTCCTCTAGCCGCTTAGTCCAACGGGTTTGATTGTACTTCGCGTTTCCACGAAGACGATCAGCCGTTGCACCAGGACCATGTTTTGGGATGAGATCACCATCATGGATAGATTTATCCACTTTGGAGAAAACATTACCCCAAATAAGCCAAGACATTTGCTTAAAGTCCTCCAAATCGGAGTACTCTAGGTTCATATCTTGGAGTTTGACTGCGTGCTCACAATCGATGTACTTAGACAAAGCGGCACTCACCCGTGCATTGCTGCAAGGGAGATTGATCTTTCCGAACAACAGAGTTATCTGTCGAACGGCATAGATCGCCTCAATGTCAGGTCCATCGACAAGGCAACCATTGGACGTATTGAACACACGCTCGGTAAAACCCGAAAGAAATTTTGGGAGATACCCTTTCTTTGCATAACCAGCAAAGGAAGATGGAGCTACCTTACTCTCCTCTAGACTTTTTTGGAAGTCAGAGCAGAATTGAGGTAAAGCTATCGTTAAATACGATAGCCCTTCGTGTTCAACACGTGCCGTGATTGTTTTCCAATCACGGCTGGTGCTAGTGCCACATCGATCACCCAACTCTTGGATGACCGTATGCAGAAGTAACATATGGCTTTTCATCTACCCTCCTATTAATATTAGGGGTGTAGAGTCCATTGCCATAGCGTACGACCCTTATAGGTCAGTTCTCGCCACCCAAGAGCTGGGTGACGCGGGCACCAGAAGATGCAGTGAGGTAGGCCGTAAGGCCATCCACAATCTGCTTCTGCTCGGCCACAGTATATCCAGTAGTCGGCGCATCAATTACGATGTAGCACGACAGCGAATACAGAGTATTCGTACTGGGCATAAGTGGGTCAGCAGCGATCTTCTTGTGATCAAGCCGGATCGTGCGTCGATTACGCTTAGAATAAGCGTGCGACACACTGAGCTTCACGCTACCGTCGTCCTTTTGGAAGGCGCCAGCGTTAGGCCCACTGCTGATTCGCGCAAGCGAATTAGCAACGGCATTGATGGTGACTGACTGGGGGTCGGCAAAAGCCATGGCGATTTACTCCTACATGGATCCTCATCTAGAGTTTCTAGATAAGGGTTTGAGCACTCGATGACCATTAAAACATGGCCAACGGAGCTCACGGCTAGCCACCACAGGATTGTGGTGATTAGTATTGCAATGAAACGAGTGAATCGTCTCATCAATTTCCCCTGGTAATTCCAAGGGCAATTGCTATGGCTTTCTGACGCAAGCTCAAACCTGCATCAGTCAAACCAAACCCGAAAGGGGATGCACGAATACGGCTCTTGATCACGGTCTCGAATTCTTGAGTGAATCCGAGTTTGCGATCGGGATAGGACTTAAGTACTGTCCCAGTGAGCTGTATGGATTTCTTAATGGATTTTCTATCCATCAGATATCCGTAGTACATCACAAGGCCGTCCTGACCAAACCGGTTGATGTTATGAATAACATCTCCCTGATTGGTATACCAGTCTGCGGCCCATGACCAGGGTGCAAGGTTCCAGAGTGTTTCAGGTGTAAACCTGGCTCCAAATAGCTTATCAGCTAATTGCTCCACCCGTTTTTCATGCTGATCTCCTTCGAGATCAGGATGAAGATAATAGGTGAAACATCCCTCGAACCAACGTTCCGTTTTCTTAACGGTTGTCGTTGTCTTGCGTCCTGAATTACCTGCTCCATAGAAACCGGTGCTCAAAAACGGCCGCGGATACTGATTCGTGGCCGTATTGATGTCGGTGTCTACGTCATCAGGGAATTGATAGCGTCTGTGAATCCGCTTACCTGAATTGTTCACATAGTAACGAACGATGTTTCTCATCTTTCGTGCACTATGAACGAACTTCTTCATGTCATTGACGAGCGGGAGCCATCCGAACTGATGATTGAGATATTCCTCACCCGCATTATGCGGGAGGAAAGCTCGATCACGCCAGATGGAACCTCCGAACAGGTTGGGTAACCCATCCGAAAATAGCTCGCCAAACGCGGTACTGAAATCCGAAACGGGATTCGTTGGCAGACACCTAGCAATCGCGGTTGTACCAGCGACCAACAGACTCGCGTCTGAAGGCGCTGTTACACTTTGAAAGCTAGAGTCATTAACCGACGAAAACTCAGCAAACATAGGACCCTCGAAATGTTTTCCAGGGTCATATGGATCTGTGGCGTCAGAACAGATAAAATACTCGGGATTACTCGCGGTATAATATCGTTTGACGGCACGGAACTCTCCTCCAACATCCTCGTTCGTGTGGCCCAACTTGTGGACCCCATGACCTTGGGTCTTGGTGAGAGACTGAGTTGCCTTTCCGGAAATAGGAAACACTTGAGGATCATCCACGGGATATGAATCCCACGTATAATACTCAGTGTCGTAGAAATTATCTACTTTACTCCTAGGTCCAGTCACAGCTATCGTCACTCCTTTCAGGTGATTCGCACCACCTTAATGTCGTAATGATCCTAGGATCATCACGATCGTAGGGTGGTACTATATAGTACTCCAAATAATCCGTTCTGGGTTGGTTCTTAGGCCAAAACAGGGTTGGATGTGAGGAGTACCATTACACGCCATGATTGTCTAAGGTGACAACTTTAGGCATGGGTGATGTGCACGAAGCACTGGGGGCCCTTAGG